CGCACATAGATATCCGGCTTCTTGTTAATTGCAACCGCCAAATCCCGATACATATCTTCTAGTATTTCAAGAAAATTTTGCATATCTAAATTGCTGCGGTCGCCAATATTAAACTGTTCGCTGATTTTAGCCATTACGAGGTAAAGCCTCCAGGTTGACAGTGAATGCGCATATTCGTTAATCGCATCTGTACCGATGGGCTTTCTTGTTTTAGCACGAATGTTAAGAAATTAGACTCTTGATTAACGGACATCGACACCCATTCGCGAGATTTGGCCGTAGAAGTCGTCTGTATGGGCACATCTTTCTTAAAGGGTGTCTTTTCCTCATCTGAGATGACATCTACCAACAGAGAGCCTCCATTCGCATCTAACAAGAATTCGACATAGGAGACACGACATTTTCGGCCATTAGCTCGATAGGGGTTGAATGGAATCGTCTCCGCTTTGAACGTGATGACCTTCGAAATTAATCCGTCAGAAGTATATGCCGTGAAATTCGTTGAATTCACATTCAGCGTCACTGTCGTTTCCGTCGCGCTGATGACAGTATAGGGTTTGAAGGTTGCCAATGGATTTGACGGATCGAAGTTGTTAATCTCCGTCATTCCAGAAACACCGGAAATAACAACAAGATCTCCGGCTTTAAGTGATTGCTCAGTTGTTGTAACAACGGCCTGCGCTGCTTGTGTAATCGATGTCTCAATGCCAACGGAATAGTCGTCATACCCTTGATTCAATTGATAGACAAAACCTTGATCATCTCCTGCCAAAGTCTTTTGTACTGTGCCATTTATGCCTATTTTATCCCAGATCTCTTCCGTTGTATCCCATTGCAGCCAAGAAGGATTATTGTCTTCGAAGATATCATCCCATACAAGATTCTGTCCGCTTGTCGTCTGTCCAAATACAGAAAAACGCATGTCATAAACTGACCAGCTATTTTCTCCATAGTTATTAACTAGCACACGATCTTGGAAATGATCATCTTCATCTGTGGCGTTGCTTTTATAGGAAAACAGAAATTGGTCATTAATCCGGTCGAATCCACCATAAGATAGATCAAAATCTTCCGAACTCATCTCATCTTGAGTGAAGAATGGTATCTTGTTGTCACATCGACCAGATTCACGTCCGTCAGTTATAATTATGCCGGTTTTTCCAAGAGACTTTATCTCATCTGACCATCCAACAGCTGAAAAAGGCGCGTCTGTTCCCAATACTGATGGAATTTTACGGATAAAGTATGGATTGAATGCGTCGCGCGTCTTCTCCACGCTCCAACTGGATCGAGAGAAGTTTAAAATGACTTTATCACCAAGAATACTCATTCCGTTGATATATTCACTGGTATCCGCTCCAAGGAATCCAGCTCCAGAAACATTGAATTTGTCCCCGTTGCCAGAGGTTTCACGAATTCCAGAATAGAAAAAAGATTGCGGATTGTTGAATCCTCCAATCGTTGGATTAAAGACGTTTAGACGCTCGCCAAACCACAGAATAAACCAAGCGTTAGTCAATGTGCCTTCAGGGGGATTATCGAAATCGGCATTGTCTAATGTAAAACTTGTGACTGAAGCTGTGCCAGGATCGTATGACCAGATGTCCGTCATACCTATACCGGTAAATAAAAACCGATCCGAGCCGTCTTTTTCGGGATATGAAGTCCCGGAAACGTAGTATTCATTAGAGGCAATCGCAAAGCCGCCAGCAGGAGCAGACCCAGCCATGGTAATCTGATCGAACGTGTCAGTTCCTTCATTGTAGGAATAAAGAAAATTCTTTGTTACCGCCAGCGTCTCAATGGTATTGTCGCGATGCACGAATTCGAAAATACCCATAACACGAGATTTATCAGGAACAACGCCCGTTAGTTGGCTAGTAGAAAACTGTGTAAAGCCAAAACGTGACTGCAATACTTGACGATAGATGAAACCATTCTCGATATTCTGAAACGAATCACTGGGTTGGAGATAGTTTACCCCTGCGTCGGAAACACCAGTCTGGTAGCCTGTGATTTCGTAAACGTCCATCTTATCCACCAAATACCACGAACCAAGTCTGTAATGGATCAATTGAGTCTGGAGACCCTGAAAATGTATAGGTTTGAAATTTACACGTCGTTGCCGATTTACTTGCTAAGGTTGTATTGCCTTCACATCCAAAAAACCCAAGATCGTCCGCTGATGAAGAGTGACGGACACAACCACCAAGAACTAAGTAATTGTCTGATGGAAGAGGATTCGTAAATGTAATTGTGTAGTCTCCTGTATCCGTTCTGGCAACGCTACAATTGTGGCCGTACTGAAGGGTGACAGCCCCATTGGATTGTATTCGGTCAAACACGCCCATTGCACGTATGCCAAGAAGCTGCATAATCTGAGTTGTCGCGCTAACTTCATTAATGTAAAACGGCTGTACATCTTGTTGATCGACCGCTTCAGCTGCTGTCTTTTCTTTGAAATACAGGACGCCATCCATGCCAGTAGCTAGAGACGGATTCGAGGGAGAGCCTCCAGATTCCATTTTCGGAGACTGAATAAATTGGTGATGCCCATCTTCATCACTTCCGATATTGAAAAAATGATCGACATTCAACGTCGTTTCAACATACGTAGTGTTATTCTGACCGGTAAGCTTATTCTGCTTAACGGATACTGTGCCCAGTGGCCACGTAGAATTCCAGCTCACCTTTCATCTCCTAAAATCGTGGGTAGCAGCGTTGGGTTTTTCGCTGATTATGCGTTCTTGTAAGTACTAAACGACGCTCCTTTTTAAAGGAACGATCGATGTTGCTCATCACTTCGGGCTCAAACTGGTAATCTGTGGCATATTGCAACGCTGCCCCATAGGCAAGATAACGTAGCCAGTAGTCAAATTGGATCTCTGGATCCCCTGTCGTGGTGTAGTCGGAATTCTTGATATAACCGTAGAAATTCACCGTGTAAGACGTATCGGGAATCGTACGGAATACCAGCTGATTTCCATGGAACAATACCTCCGTCGGAAAACCAGGGATCAAAACATCCGTATTGTTGATCCCCCAACGCATATAAAATTGACCCGGATCTTCAAAGAACATCAGCTCATTCCAAGATACCGAGTTGTCGACGGGATCTGTCAACGATGCAATCACCTGCGATGACAGGTTAACGAATGTTGTAGATGTCGTGTCATCCGGAAATATGTACACACCTTCTGTGTTCGTCTCATCAATCTCAATAGAAAGCGTACGGAAATTCTCGAACAGCTTTACATCGTCAGACATCGAAAGCGTTGCAAAGTCATTGATATACTGCAAAAGCGTTCCGTCATTAGAATCCGGATCGTTTTCATTGCGTCTCCCAATAGCCAGGCGCATGATCCGCAGCACGTCCGAGATGTTTCTTGCCATGACTAATCCGCGTAAATCGTTCTAATCGCAAAGCGTGGATCGTAATGATCTACGTGTGTTTCCCTAGCGCCATCGGCTTTTTCTACCCACTTCCAAACAGGATTGCCCAGTTTCGAAAGCCAGCTTATTACATACTTAGGCAGCTCATATTCTTTACCAGGTATCAATGTTTTTTTGAAGTCGATTACCTCGTCGCTAATGCAAACAGGAAGCGGATTAGAAGGCTGATCGTTTCTGCCAAATACAATCCTCTCCTTGGGATGAAGAACTTCAGGACACGGCTTTACTTTATAACGACAAACACCAAGTTTTTTGTTTAACCTTCGCGCCTCTTCGTTATATTTTCGATAGTCTCGCAAAGATTCCAGCGGCATATCGTCAATTGCCTGTCTTTCTTCTGAAGATAACGCATCTTCCATAACGTTTTTTCTAGGTCTAGCCATACTTATCCCCATTAAATGAATGTGAACACAGATTGTCTGTGCTCACATAATAGTTAAAAATTAACCCACGTCGCCCAAGTTCGTGAATTGTCCCCACTTGACAACCTCAATCAAGAACACATCACTATCAGCTCCCATCACGTCTGTTCCAGCGGTTAGCTTGTAATTCACTGGATCATATTCGAAGGGGTTGGATACGTAAGGTGTTGACTCATAAGGTGAAACTTGCGGGTTATTCAACTGAAGAACTCGGGTCTCCAGGTTAACGCGACCACCAGATACCCACGCCGTGAAGCTAGAACCATCGATATCTTCACCAGTAATCGGATCTTGCAGCGAAAAGCTTGTAGAGTCGATAACTGTTATCAAATACCTATTGTTATTTAATTGGTCCATACCACGAGCTGTAGGCATATCTGAGCCTAAGTCAGTTATACGAACAATTTGATTGCTTTGAAGTCCATGGGCAGCAGCTGTGGTAATTACCACGGGATCAGCTGCCGTAGCTCCGGAAATCAGAGAACGAAATGCCGAAACACCAGCAGAGGTATCCGCAACAGTGAATCCGTTCGTTTGTGGATTCAAAAAGCTCCAGCTTTGTGCTGCCGCCGTATCGACAACTTGCTGTTGATACGCCTCAGCTGCTGCCGTTTGATCGCGGAACCATACAGAAACAGGAAGGTTCCCTGCTGTATTCGTCCATTGCGTTAGGTTGTTAAAAACCACCTTGTCAGGCTGGAAATTAAACGTGAAAGTATAGGCAGCACCACCGGAAATAAAGCGGTAAGCCTCGGACATAGATTGTCCCATGAATAGATCAGACATTCTTAGGCTCCTTATGCTTTAGTTGAAAGTAGTGTGACAATGTGCGAATCATCTAGAATCGCGGCATTGAAGAAAGCGGTGAATCCCATCGCTTGGAATCTGTTCAGATAATCGTTGAAACCAAGCGGCTTCATGATGATCTCGGTAGATACTTCATCGATGCCAACATACCCATAGGCATTGGCTCCAACGAATGTATTGCTATAGACGGCAGGATCGTCGGTAGTGACGTTTACAAGTGTAGACGTAACCCAACGCGCTTCGTCAGTTGCTCCAAATTCTGATTGAAGAACAGACTCTTGAGCACCGTATTGCGATGTTGGCACAAACGCGTCCAAGGAGCGAATATCGGGCTTTAGCTTTACGTGTGCAGTGACCCAAAACGCGCTTTCTACGGGGCCTGTTCCAAAACGAGAAGAACCATCGACTACAGGAGTCATCTTCTCAGTGTTGTTTTCATCTAGATAAGCAATCGCGCGGTTAACGTCATCTTGGCTAAGCTCGGTAATGGCGTTGCCATTAGCTCCGTTTAAACAAGATATTTGCGATGCTGCTGATGCCCAAACGTCACGCGTGACCTTATCAAGCATCGTGTGCATGCACTGACTTAAGTTGTCTGCTGTCTCGGATGCTGTGTCATCTTCAACAACCAATAGAACCTTGCGACCTAATAGAACGACTTTACCGAACTCTTGAACGGTAACGGAGATATCAAACTTGTTGATCTGCTCCGGTGCTGGATCTGCATCCTGCGATAAAACGACGGGATCAGAATTCAGGTTCTCCTGTCTTCTGAATGCCATAGTATCGGTGTTTTTTTGCGGAAGGCTAAAAGCACGTCCGAACAAATTGTGTACGCAAAAGGGCTTCGAACGCTGTAGCAAAGCACGATGCGCCCATGCGTTTGACATAGATCCGTATTGATCTGTCGTAGTTATAGAACTCATTTATTGTCCTTTGCCTAACGACGACGCTTAGATGCCCTCCATTGGCGATATTCAGAGTCCGACATCGACATCACATCCACAGCTTGATTCATTGCCGCCGCTTTAGGGATAGACGATGGAGATCCTGGAGCTTGCTTTTTCGGAACTTGCGGCTTCAATTCCTGCTTCTGCTTTTCAGTTAAAGCATTCATTAGAAGAAAAGCCTCTTGATACCGATTGGGAGCATCTTTCACAGCACTCGTTAAATTAGGTCTTTGTTTTAGAAATTCAACTAGGTTTTCCTTAACGTATTCAAACTTCTCAGGGTTGTTATTCATCCAATTCTCTTCGCGAATTTCACGAGCGATCTGGAGTTTTGTCTGCTCTACTGTCTGCTTAAGCTCGCCGCGAGTCGTCGTCTCATAATTTGAGTCGTCTTCCTCTTGCGGCGCGTTCTGCTGCGCATACTGCTCTTTCAGATACTGCAACTCGATTTCGGCGCGTTGTCTTTGGGCATCCGCTTCTTGACGACGACGACGCTCTTTTTGCACAGCTGAAACAGGTACACGCTGCTCTTCAGTTGATTGTTCTGGTTGTTCTGAAACATCGCCCTGCGACACCTCTTCAACCGGCTCTTCAACTTGTGGTTCGGTGTCCACTTCCATATTTCTCCCGTTGTTAACGCAAGGAAGCCCCTTGCGATGGCATTGCGCCCTTTGCTTGAAGGTAGGCGACACCTTTTGTATTGAACTCGACTTTCAACTTCTCCCCGCGTTTCTTCGGGGGAACCATCCATAAGAGTTCGCATATCCCACGAGTGGGATTTATCCACCAAACCATCTGATTACTGGTAAATGGGGGAATTCTGTATGTCACAACAGGCGCATTCATCGTAAATAACGATGGATCAAACTTGTCAAACTTCGCATGAAGCGTTAAGAAATAATTTCGTTTTATGTGCTTCAGAGAATTCACTGCATTCTCAAGCCATTCGTCAATCGTTTTCTTTAAAGCTTCCTTCTCGTCGACAAATTGCGCGGGCAACTCTAGCCCTGTCGTTGGACATCTCAATGTACGCATTACATTCCGCTCATACCGCGAAGGCTGTCTTGCTGTTTCTGCGCTTGCTGAAGCAGCTTGTTTGCTTTCTTCTGGTCGGAATTCATGCCAGGACCACACATGGGAGACACTTCTTTAGGCGCTTTCATGGGGTTTGACTTGTAGCTATACATTCCTTTAGGGGAATCCATGCCACCTTTCATGTTCTTCATATTAAAAACCTTGGTTTATGGGTTGCTGTGGTTGTTGTAATTGCTGCAATTCCATTGACGCTTGCTGTACGCGATTATTTTCTTCACTGCCAGGCGTATCAGAATTGACAAGTTCTGCTGTAGCCTGGATATGATTGGAAATATCTTGGCGATCTATCTTTTCGCTTTGCTCTAAATCTTCTACAAACTGAAGGACGCGCATAATACGCTCATCATTCAAGGAGGAAATCTCTACAATTGTTTTTGCTCTGGCTAATGCTGCTTGAGCACGATTCTCTTCCGCTTCAGACGCACGTTCTTCACTAAGAGATATGTCGGAAATTACACGTGCGCGGCGTTCTTGCGCTAGTGACAGCATCTGCTCTTTCTGGGCGTTTCCAAGCTCCATCGCTAGTTGCTCTTGCGCGTCAATTTTTTTCTGCTGCTCTGCTTGCTGACGCTGCTGCTCCTCAATCGCTTCTTCAAGATCCGTGAGTCCAGCCATTTGCAAGGCACGCACGATTTCGGCTTGTGGAACATCAACGATCCCTTCACGCTTGAGGTTAACAAGCTCATAGTAGTACGCGTCTTTCTGAGACTTGGAGCGAACACCTTCTTTGATAACGGCGTCATATTGCTCGAAACTATTCTCATAGAATTGCTGCGTTGGCTCCTCGTTGAGGATACGCCGTACCTTTCCAGCGGAATAGTTTTTTTGAATCGCAGTAAGAACCAACGAACCTAAGGCTTGCTGACTGGTATCGATGTTATCGAAAACTTTGCGGTTCGATAGTAGATTCTGTGCAATCTGTACCTGAGCCAGACGGCCAGAAACCAACGTATTACGCTTTTCATCCATTCCTAGCGACGCTTCCGTTACATTGCCAAGCGTTAGCGTTAGATCGTCAAGAATCTTCTGATACTCTAGTAATGCGCCGTTAGCTCCTCCACCCTGCAATTCCTGGACGGAATCCAGCCCCTGCGGTGCGTTTTCCGGATCAATTCCAATCAATCTATTAGAACCGGATTGCTGTAGATCTGTGACATCGGGAACTGAGCCAATGAGATACTTGTATCCGGTGGAAATCACCGAGTCCATCATGTCGATGATCTTCATGTGACGCTTGTTAAACTGGCGCTGCGCCGACCATTGGCAAGACGCCATGCCCTGAATACGCTGCGATGGCATCCAAATCGACGGCTCCATATAGCAGATAATGGGAACAAACGGATATGTCTCTACGATCCCTGTCCTGTCTTCTCCGCGGTAGACGGGCTCGCTGTTTAGCATGATATGCAACTCAACGTATGGCCGATCCGCTTCCTGAATCTCGACATTCGGAATGTCGTTTAAATCAACGCTGTAGAACTCAGCTTCTTTACGTGTATCACGCAAACGCTTCATTCCAATCTTAAGCTTATTCATCTCTTCAGATGGCAAGTCAGTAATATCGCGATAAAATGCCGAATCTAGATCTACAAGAAATTTCCGCTTCTTCGTAATCCGCTTGTAATACTGATCATAAGCTAATAGATTGCGATTGCGTGAAAAGGTGCTAAATTGTGGGTGATAAGAAAGAAACTTATCATCTCGGAAGCCAGTAGTAATCTCATCGATTAACTTCGTATCAATGAACGGCAATAATTGTTTCGCATAATCACGGCTGATTAAGTCTCGTGTAATCGCGTAAGAACAATCCTCTAAATGGATAGATTCAAATGTCGGATCCAGATAAAACGAATTGTACGTTCGCTTGTAAAAAGAAATATCGCCGTTGATAAAGTCCTTGGAATAGTCCATCTGAAGACCGACAAGCGAAATCCCACTTTTAAAGGATTCGTCGCATGCGTCTAAAAAAACTGGAAATCCGCTGCCTTTATCCCAGATGTAATAACTTAGTTTTGAGAACTGATCGGCTGTTTTTTCGTCGCTTCCCTCCACAGGGGAGTAAATGACTGAATTGATGTTATCGCGCAGATAGCCGGAAAAGAAAGACAATGGCCGACGCATGATGTTTAATTCGATCGGCTCGCGCCCTTCCTTGATCAGCTCGCGACGCTCGTTATCCGTCCAAGTATAGCCAGACGCTGCCAATGTGTAGATATTGGCGTCCTTGACGAAAGGCGCCCAATAATCATTGGCGTAGCGGTAATTCTCTAGGAATTCTGATTTAATATCGTATTCGTACATGAACGCACCAGTAAACTGAATTATTTACTGATATCATAATAAAAAATTTATGCAAATTAAATTTGATTCTTCTTGCCTGCAGAGAGAATATTTTCGTGCATTGCTAGCATTTGTGCTGTATAATTAAATAAAAGCTAAAAGGACAGATAAAATGTATAAAGAACTAATAACACCGGAATTAATTCAATTTATAACTTTAATACTTGTTTATGTAGGAATATCTTGGAAGCTTAGAGCGGAGTCACGAGAAGATTGGAAAATAGCACGCGAAGATTGGAAGCGTAGCGATGATCAGATTAAAGCAATCAACGATAAATTTAACAAAGACATGAAGGAGTTTAACGACAGATTCAGCAAAGAAACAAAAGACTTCCATCAACGGCTATGCTCTATCGAAGAAAGGCGACTAAACAACGCTAAATGACTCGATGACGCGTAGCTACCGCCTTTCGATGTTTCGATAACGCACCTTGATTGCCAGATACCGCTTCGATATGAGATACAGCTGCACATACATAACGAAAAGCGTCGGCATAGTCCGAATGCACGTCGTCCAATGGGGTGTCCAAATATCTCCCCAGTGGCTCGCTCCACTTCTTGCGGTACTTTGATAGGTGATCGATCAACGGCTTTACAGTCTTTGATCTAAATACACAACGATCAAACATAATCTTCGCATTAGCGATGCCAAGATTTACACTTGTACGCTTTAAAACTAGAATCCTTGTCCCTGTATGCGAGAATAATCGCTTGAATTCCTTTTCATGGGAATTCTCTACCACACTTCCATCGCGATGAGCTGCATCATGAGGCAAAAATATCGTGTCATAGAGATAATGCTTATCTTGAAGCATAAATTTAGCATAAAAATCGACTCCCTTGTTTTTGTCCTCATAGTAATCGATGATTCTAATCTCTCCATGCACAACTTGGAAGAAAATGATTACCGTTAAATGGTTAATGCCGATATCCATCGCAATGTAAACCGGGTTTACAGCGTCATAAAGCGAGCCCTGGAGGCATCGGTCCTCGGAATACGCCTTCTCGATACATTTGGCATAATAATAAGCGTCTGATGAAGATAAAAACGCCTCAGATACGGAACTCGGAAATTCTTGACGGATCTTTTCTCCAAGAATTAGCGCTTGATGCGCATACCAGTTCTTTTGCTCGCGATCTAATGTAAAGCCACCTTTTTCTTCGATTTTTCGGAAGTATTCGATCATATCCACGTCTAAATCGACGTTATGGCTCAAGCGGTATGAGGCATCCTGATACCACGGATAAAAGAACAGCCTATATTCCAGGCTGCTTAAATCGGAATTTCCCCGTAAATGGGCATTGGCGACCATCTCCGCAAAATACCCGGCCGAACCTTCCCCGGTAGACTCGATGAGTATACGGCCGTTCTGTGACACCGTCTGCAATGTTCCCGTGATAATCTCCTCGGCCTTTATAGGAGATCGAGCGCACGTCTTACCAAACTCCGACACAAGGACAAGCTGGCATGTTCCACCACGCAACGTCGTGTCGACACGCAAGAATGATCCATTGTCAAAGGTGATCTCGTTAGCCGAGCGTTGAACAATACCCAATGGATGCAACTCACTAGGCAATGAATCCAACGCGTGGCCAATGATACGCTTGAATATATGCTGAGCATGCTGCAAAGAATAAGAGACAATACCAGCCGAGATATTGAAGTTGAATAACGCTTCGTCAAGAATATAAAGAACTGAAAATGTGGACATCCCAACTTGACGCGCTTTCAAAATTAAATTACGATTGTGAATCTTGCTAAACACATCTTCTTGAATCGGATTCATCCGAAAAGGAATACTGTTTCCTTCGCGATCCACAATCCAGTAAAGATTATTCATCCGATAATGCTTGTCATGCAGGCGGTCTAGATCAATAGTCGGAGACATCTGACTTCTCTTTTGCATACTGGGCGCGTTGTGCTGGGTTTACAGTGACCTCATGCTCTGCTTTCGGCTCACGTTGACCAAGCCACGTCTTTCCAAGCCATATAGCCATGGTCGGGTTCGTTTCGCTCATCTTAAACTGGTTTTCGCGTAGTCGTATCTTCAGAGATCCGCAACACTTCTCCTTTAGTTCACACCATGTAAAGCCAGTCTTTTCCTCGATCAGGCGTGTCAATGTCGTTACGCTGACATGAAACGCACCGGCAACTTCTTCGCATGTGGCACCGAGATCCATCCAATACAGCAACTGACGAAAATCCACGCGCTTGTCGGGCAAAATATCCTCGATCGTATCTAAATTGCGCGTCACAAGCTTCGTCGGCTCCTTCTTCTTCTTTGTAGCCTTCTTCACAACCTTTTCAAGGGATTCAGTCTTCTTGGGCCTGCCACGTTTACGCTTCTCTGTCATAAAAATTTCTTTTCTTTAGATTGAGGTTAATTTCGGTGACTTGTAAGCTCGCGTCAAAGAGCACTCCACCTCTTTTTTTTGTGAGTCTGTTGGTTCCTAGTTTATTTACGTAATAATGATCGCTGCGGATTCATCCCGTGGCGGTTTTTTTTTAATGTAAATCCGCTTTACTTTTGTCTTTTTTCTCTTCAATGCAACGCTCAAGATAACGCTGAAAAGCCAAATCCTCGCGCTGAGACAGCAGTTCCCGCTCCCACTTAAGAATTCGAAGCTCGGTCTTGTAAAGCTCCAATGCTGATAACTTTTCCTGCGTCAAAACTGTGGCTCCTTAAAGCTGTAGAATGCGTGTTCTTCTATTTGCTCCTGCACATTCTCATTCAAATGCGTCTCGATAGCCGCTTTCACCTGAGCGCAAAAATTGTCGTACTCCTCTTTTTCTGTGATGCGGAAAAAGGGCTGATACTTCTTTTCACCGGCGGATGTCGTGTATGGCTTCGCCGGAAACGACACCCAGCACTCCCCATCGCTAGAGCGTTTCATATATGCAAAGCCAATAATCTCGAAGCCGAGAAGTTCGCTAACAATAGACGCATACCCCTGTAAAGCGCCGTGGTTAGCTGATTTGTATCGAGTGCATATTAGTTTGTAATCTTTCATTTCGTTCCTATATTTTTGAATAAATTCTGCATGTTCTCTATCTTATCTTTAACAACGCCGAACAATGCTAAATGCTGATTGCGCAATACATTGCGATCAGGGCTATCTACCGCCATCTGCAAGCAGTCGACGAGATCTAACAACTCATCGCATTGATCAATTCCATCTACATAAGTAAGTTCGTTCACTGGCTTTACTCCTAAAAAGAAAAAGAAAAAAAATCAAAAACAGTACGGCTTATCGCCGTTATCTTTGTGCTTGTTCTCGTTCAAACAATCGTAGCAAAGAAACATCCGATCGGGATGTATCTGAAGCATTTGCGCTGGATGGGCGCACAAAGTACATTTCGGTTCGCCAGAGAAAAAGCACGTACACCACGGATCTAAATTCTTGCAATTCCTGCATCTGCTTGTTTTTGTCATGGTCTTGCTCCCCATTTCAGCTTTCGGCTTTTTCTAGAACGTCCTTTATTCGCTCATACCAAGATAACGCACAGCGTTCACAATCATACTTTTCACTAGATTCCATAAACTCCGATATCTTGTTTGCGTCTATTTCTACATAGCGTTGACATGCGGAACATGAAAATGTATAAGTCCAATCATTTTCCATCTTCGAAACCTGCCTTTATTTCTGTTTCGTAAATCATTTTGTTAGAGACGTTTATCTCTCGCTCGCATGCTTGGCAGATCGTATGTAACGGCAAATGCTTTAGATACGATCGTTTAATCTCGTGCTCGTGTTCGCAATACGTACAAAGAAAACAGCACGCGCTAAGAGCCATCATCTCTAAGCTCTATTTCTTGAAGAAATGCCGTTTCTTCTATTATCTCATCATAAAACTCAATAGCTAGCTTCCATGCTGCTTGCGATATCTTCTTTATCTTTACTTGGGTTTCTCCATTTACGCCGTTAGCGTCTATGAAAAGGGACATCGCAAAAAAAATGAGATCAATCCCAATTTCCGCATCGGAACGCCTTTCTTTATCGCATTGAATCAAAAATCGCATGAGGTGTTTTTGTGCTGGATGCAGCAAGAACTCATTCATTGCACAGGCCCTTTATTGAGATAACTGTTCGAGTAACTTTTGAATAAATTTTCTCGCCTTGGACAGCGCAAACCAGCCGATCGTCGATGTAAACAACTTTGTTCATGCAATCGAGGTAGTACTTAAGCAGGTTATCGATATCGGGGGGATTGTTTCGGTAGTGCGTCGATGCTTTGCGCGTTGCTTTCTTCATGTACTGAAAGGAGATCGAGACAACCAAATCGCAATCTAAAGGCTGAAAGCCGTCAAGGCGTGCGAGTTGTCGTTGTATGACAAGAGCGTCTCTGAGCTTATCTTTCTTTGCTGGGTCGAAAACGCATAGTTTTGTGCCCTTCATGAAGAACCGCGGCCGTGGTTGTGGCGTTGGTATTCCTGGGATGATCAGCACGATTTCGGAAGCGTCTATCGATGAATCGAGTTGATACATGTTAGTTTCTTTTAGATTACGTTCTCAACGAGTTGATACCGCACGCAAGTTTTTTTTTGCAACGCCTATATTAAAGTGCTTAAGTTACGGCATTGATACCCAGTGTTTAGTTGTTGTTATGAAGTGTCGGTCATGCAATCGGAACAGTTGATTTTTTTCAGGATTTTGGTGAACGAGTTGGATATAGTCTGGTCCGCATTCGCATGAGAAGTCGCGGATTTTTTTACCATCCCATTGTGTAGTGAAGTCATCTAGGAATTCTTGTGCTTCTTCGATTTTCTGTATGTTTGATTCTTTTGGCTGCCATTTTCCTTCGAGTGCGGCGTGCAGTAGAGCGGTTAGGAATGCGGGTTGTTTGCAATCGGCGACGACGCGTAAGGCCGTGGCGATTTCCGAGTCGGAATATTTGTTTGAGAGAGTACGTTTTGTTTTTGCCGAGAGTTGTTCTATTGGTTTCAGCAAGTCTGACATACGTTCACTGCTCATATATGGTCCAATTTCTTCGTTTAAGGCCCCTTCATTAAGAGATCGTGGTTTTTTTGAGTCTACATAGCCACAGATCGCGTTATGCGATTCTAGGTGTGTTTAAACGAGTTTTTCATTAAAACCCATCATTCAACAAGTTTTTTGCAAAATCAATCAACTGCAAGTGATCCGTTTTGCGCAGCCAAAAAAAAACAGCATCTCTCCAGTCTGGTCTGCCTTCTCTTGGGGAGCAGTTGGGTCGTTGCTGCTTGTACGCAATCACAACGGTGTTTCTTGGAATCGCTTGTTTTTGTGAGAATCCCAGCTGAACGCAGTGTTTCGATGGCTGCAAAAACGCGTTGATTTTGAATAATCTTTCTTGGTCCAATGATTGACAAAGTCTTTTGAGTTTAGTCTGATAATCTTTGTCTGCAATGGAAGTTTCTTCAGGAACTTCTTTTTGTTGTGAATTCAGAAACATCTCACCCCTCGTTTTCGCAAGGCGTTGTCAACCTGATCGATGAATCCGTGTTCTGAGTAGTTGATTATTTCGAACTCGTTGTAGTTTTCTTTGCTGTTGAAGATTTTGATCGCATTCTTTCCAATGATTACCCAATCTCCCGTGAGCGTTGACCATTTGTTGAGAGCAAGATGGTGGTTGCTTATGGTTTTCTCTGCCGACTTCTCCGCCTTTGAGGGTGGTTTATTCATTTTCACAGTGAGTTGCGTTGCTTGTTTCCTGAGTTTTGCGGGACTAAGGCAGTTCGCTTTCCAGAAGTCGTCTTGTTGGGCGAATGTTATCAGTCGTTGGATGTCCTCCCATGTTCTGCCATCTCGATCGTGCATGCGATCTAAGTCTACCGCCCATTTATCGAGATTAGGGGCTTTAGCCCTGGGATCATTTTCTAAAATGAAAGAATAAAAAAGA